GTAATACCTCATTTATCAAAGACGAAATTTGTTATATCAATTTTGATACTGAAAACTATGGCAGAGGTCAGGTATTATCAGTATCTAATAATTTAGTTTCTATATGTCATGTCAGTGGAGTCTATAAAAATAGCGCAGAAGTTTCTATAACTTCAAACAGCTATATCTATGGTTCTGAAAGTTCAGTGAATACAGTCTTTACTACTTCAACTGTAGTTTCTTCAAATATACCTGCGGAAGAAGAAATATATTGGAGGCCAGTTACATATTTGCAATATGAAGAGGATAAAAATGAATTCAATAAAACTATTAGAATTTTGGATAGTAGATTGAAACAAGTAGCAGTTGACAACTTAACAGATTTATTGAGCGAATAACATGGCTGCTGGTGATATTAAGATATCCAATGTTAAAATAGGAAATATGGAATTAACCAAGGACAAAAAAGTCTCATTGGTTGGATTCAACGTATATGAAGATATATTGAACCCATATGGTCCTGTTGGAGAGGTCAGAGTTATGGATCCATCTGACGCATTGGGTCAAAACAAAATCAATGGTTCATACGATCAGGACGTTGAAATAAGATTTTCAGGAGATGATAGTATTTTTAGTGCTGGTGGCGGCGGCAATTTCAAATTCAAAATGTTCCAAAATAAAAATCTTAATGACCAATCACAAAACAATTTCGGTTCAGGTCACCACAAACAATATGATATTAGGTGTGTTTCTCCAGAATTTTTAAATGCTCAGGGTAATCATATTGAAAAAAGTTTCAAAGGCAAAACAAGCGAAGTTGTCGAACATATCCTTAAAGAAGGATTTAAGACCAAAAGAAAAATAGAAAAAGCTGACACTAAAGGAAATCGTAGAATTGTTATTCCTAAAATGCATCCTTTAGATGCATTGAAAAAAATGAACACGGAACATGTTTCAGAGAAATATGAATCTTCTACATTTGCTCTTTTTCAACAGGGAGACAGTAATGGCGAACACAAATATGTGTTCAAAACATTTGAAGAATTATTCGAGAAGTCTCCAGTAGTCAAATTAAGACAAACTACAAATCTAAATTTTTCTAAGGCAAATCAACAAGACAGACAAAATTCTATAATGTGGTTTAAACCATCAAAGAACTTTGATGCTGGCCCAAGAGCATTGGATAAAACCGAAGAGTATGCTGTAGATTTAACAACTCATAAGGTTGTTGCAACAAACACACAAAAACGAAATAAATTTAAGTTTGCTGACAATCAAGGAGTTTATGACAGTTCTCCTTCTTATGCTAAATCTGCTCCTGTAAGATATATACATGATAAAGCGAATAATAAAGACAAACATACAACTTCTGAGGCCAAAACAAAAAGAGCAGCATTTTTGGCTCATTTAGCGCAGAACTCAGCAGAATTAGAAGTTTACTATAACCCTAAAATTACTTTAGGATCTATGGTTGAACTGGACATACCTAAGAAATCTAATAGCAATTGGGAAGAAGGTGAATCTCAGTTTAATGGAAAATGTCTAGTGGTTGCTATAAGAACAAAGTATAGGGTTGCGGCAGAACCACCAAACTGCACAATGATATTAAGAGTTGTTAAGGCGTCGTTCAAACGTGGCGGTGGAGGTCAGGGATAATGTTTTATATTGCAGAAGTTAGAAATTTTGAAGATGATCCTACTAAATCAGGTCGTGTTAAAGTCAGAATTTATAACGAACATAATGATGAACAAGCAATCAAAGACGAAGAACTTCCATGGGCTATGGTAGTACAACCTATAACATCAGCTGCAACGTCAAGAATTGGAGTTTCGCCTTCAGGATTAAAAGTGGGCTCTAGAGTATTAGTTACATATTTACCTCATGATACTGCTATGCAATATCCTATTGTTCTTGGTTCTTTGGCTCGTGGTGATATGCCAGAGGGTCACGAAGATAGTAATGGCGGCGTAGGTCAACAATCACAAGAAGCTCAAAGAAATTCTGGAGGTAAAATTAAGAAACCTGGTATTGATAATCCTGCTTGGACAAGGAAAAGTAATTAATGGCAGAAAAGGCTTTTGAGAACAATAACAAAACAGTTAGTCCGAATCATCAGACATTAGGTGGTAAAAAACCTAAGATTAATGCTGAAGTAAAATATGCTGACGCTCCTGCAGTAAAGCCAGATGATTCTAAAACATTATCTGACGCTCGAGATAAATTTGCTCCAAATGCGGATAAGCCAACTTCTGCTTCGGCTGATAAAGGTCAAACTGATCTACCTCAATTGATGAAAAAGGTTGATCCGCAAGGAAAAGCGCAAGTTTTGCCTCAAATGTATCAGCAATTAATGCAGATGTCAAATATTTTAGGCATGGGCAGCGGCATGATGGGCGGCATGGGCGCTGGTGGTTCGGGTCAAAATACACCACAAGGAATTTTACAAAACACAGATCCAATACCTGCAGGTATAGTTACTGTGATTAATGATTCATTTACTGGCGCTCTTGCAATTTTGTCTCTCAAATATGGATTTGAGAGAGTCATTCTGGTATTTACTACTTTATTAGATAGAGGTGGTATAGATAGAATTGATGACAGGTTTCAGGATATCGTTAAGAATGGTATAGCAAATTTAATTAAAGTTGCTTTATATTATGGTCCATTAAATATTCCTGTTTCAGTTTATGATGAGACAATTTATGGTGACATTGTACCAGAACCTTTAGTTTCTTTAAGTAATGTGCCAGATGGATACATTAAACAATATTATGAAATTGCTGACGATCCATATCCCGGATACATAGAATGGTTATCACCAGACAAAACTGAAAAAGTTTATACTAGGAGACCGCCTGGGTCGTTTGTTTACACAACGCCAAATGAAGAGACATATTCAGTTTCAGAATTAGAAATCGCTGCCGATCTTAAGCCATACATTCAGATACAAATACCACAGCCATTATTGACGACTGATATCTTAAATGAGATATTAGCCAAACAAGTTGTCAATGTAGAGGAAAATATTACCAATAATAACATTGGTAACAACTCAAGTCAGAACAATAATAGCAGTGGTGGTGGGAATATGGGAGGTCAATTGCAATCTCTTATGCAAATGTTGCTCTCACAACAGCTACCAAAATCTGTATTGAATCAAGGCGATATACAAAAAACTATGAATCAATATACCAAAAATATGACTTTCAACAATCAATTATTTGAATTGGGTAACCAAGCAATGGGTGGAGGAATGGGTGGCGGTCTCGGTTCTCTCGGTAACATGGGCGGTATTTCTAATATCATGAGCGGTTTCAATTCCGGCGGCGGCGGTATTGGTGGAGTGCTTGGCAATCTTGGTGGTGGTAATTTATTAGGAAGTTTTGGTGGATTTGGCGGCGGTTCTGGTGGCGGTGGTGGTGGCGCTGGTAGTGGATTCCCTGGCGCTTCTGGCGGTGGATTTTATGCTGGTGGAGATGTTACTGATACTGGTAAGAAAAATATTGCTCAGATGTTAACATTATTAGGTATAAGCTAATGGTAGATCATAATAAAAAAGTTCCAAAATCAGCACTAGACGAAAACGAGATTGAACCAAAATATGGTTATGTTCACGGAGAATGGGACGCACTTGGCGGACACCATTTAGTATATCGTAATCCTGAAGAACACGAAAAATCATATTCAGAGTCATTAACTCCCAGTGGAAGTTACCAGATAACTCATCATGATCAAAAGAAAAAAGAGATACACACAGCAGTAAGTCCTGGAGAACATAGAGCTTATGTTGGTGGTGGTAAATCAATTCAAGTAGATGGTCATTTCGATCACAATGGTGAAAAAACTGGTAGAATGGAACATGGTGACGATTTTGGTCAATCTACTGGTAAAAATTATTATAGAGGAACTGGTAAAAAAGAATTCAAAATGTCTGGAGATTCCAGATATAATGGTGTTCAAAAAGGTTCGGCCCCTGTTCATTGTAATGTCGACGCAGGAACAAATAGAAATAGAGTGAAAGGCGATAGGTTTCACGCCACAGAAGGCGATTATGTTTCTATGGGCGAGAAGAAAAAGATTGAAGTCTTCCAAAAAGACGTTTCAATGTATGCAGGTGCCAATCATGATGTATTCGTTAAAGAAAAAGGTAAAATAGAAACAGGAAGCACTATGATGGTGCAAACTGGTTCAGACGCTACTGTGAACTCAGCAGCTAAAATCAATCTCGTAGCAGCTTCTACAGGAAAATTTGATGCTCAGTCTGACATTAATATCAAATCCGGATCTAAAATAGTTTTAGAGGTCGGAGGCGCGACTATAACTATTCAAAGCGGATCTATAAAAATTAAAGCTGCAAGTATAGAATTTGAACAAGGGTAAATATAAATGAGTAACGCACATTTAAATGGCGATCAAAGAAGTTGCGGCGCGACCACAATTGTTAGTGGACAAAGTTTTGTTAAAGTAGGCGGGAAACTTTGGGCTGTTGAAAATGATTTGAATACTCATGGTGGTGGTGGTTTGATAGCATCTAAAACCTATGTTAAAATTGGCGGAAAATCAGTAATTATTGATAACGATAGTGCAAATCAGGATAATTTGTGTCCTACTTTAGGCGGAGAACATTGTAACCCTAAAGCTGTTAGCCCTAGCGGATTTGTTAAAGTCAACTAAAAAGAGAGAAAAATGGCATTAACAAGAGCAGATACCTTCACAGGTTCCAAAAAACAAATTGAATACTTTTCGGACTTTTTGACTAGTTTTGCAAAAACGCCAATTGGAAATCAATTGGCTAGAGTTACAAACGAACAAGCTGTTATGCAGTCTTTGAAAAATCTCATAAGAACAAATTTAGGCGAAAGATTATTTCAGCCTACGGTTGGTTCTGATGTTATGGCAACTTTATTTGAGTTGAACACGGACGAGGCCAGAGATTCATTAGAATTATTCATCAATAACACTGTTGAGAATAATGAACCTAGAGTTAATCTTATACAAACTATAGTTAATACCGATAATGTTAATGAAAATCAGATTGAGATAACTTTGATTTATAACTTAATAAATAATCCAACAGAGTTAACTCTTAATTTAGTACTAAAAAGAGTCCGATAAATGGCAAATAGTTCACTCAATCTTTCATCTCTAGATTTTGACACCCTTAAAGATAATTTTAAGGAATTTCTAAAAACGCAATCAGCATTCAAAGATTATAATTTTGATGGTTCGAATATTAACGTTCTCCTAGACGTTATGTCTTATAATTCATATTTGAATTCGTTTTATTTAAATATGATTGCGTCAGAGATGTTCTTAGATTCAGCTCAAAAAATAGACTCTGTTATTTCTCATGCAAAAGAATTAAATTACACGCCCAGAAGTTCTCATTCTGCTGTTGCTAATATCACTTTTACTGTGGATACGAGCGGATTTACGTCAAATAAATTAACCATTCCTAAAGGG